TTATGATTCTTGGATGCTCTTTTACCATTTTCCAACAATTTTGCATAAGGAGGATTTGCCACAATTAAATCGTATTTTTTTGGGTTATTATATTTAATAAAATCATGATTGGTTATGTTCAGGTTATATTTTTCATGACAGAACACTTTGCGCACATTATTCAATCTATCTTCATTAATATCATTGAATTCCAATACATCTTCTAATATCGTTTTCATGCTGTGATATTTCAATAATTCATATAAAATTGGAATACTAAAATTTCCATTTCCACAACAAGGATCCAATATCGACAAATCACTTTTACACCATAAATCGTTTGGTATTTTATTGATCATTTCACTAATACAACGAATCGGTGTTGGTTCATCATTGCTTGATTTATATGTGCTCTTATCCACATTCAATATTTCATCATAATATTTGGTGAGTTCCTCCATGGTTGATGTTTCGACAGAAGGATAAATATCATCTTTTAATATTATAGGTTGTGTTTCAGTAACAGCAACAACCACCGGAACAGGAGGAGTAGAAGCAGGTATATCTTCATCATCATCCATAATTAATACAGGTCTTATTTTCATTTTTTTACGTTTCATTTTTTTGATCGGCATACCTGAAGATTCATATTCTGTTATTTTGATTTCTATATTAGATGTATTCGATGATATTAGAATGCATTCATCGTTGTTAAAAAGTTGTGTATTTTCAATCATTTGAGAGGAATTTTCCGTCATTTTTTGTTTATATTAAGAAATATATAATTTATAATTAAATCAATTTTATTATAAATTATATTGATTTTGTATACGATTATCTCAATAATCGTTTCAACAATTTAAGTATTTTTATTATTTTGTTGAACTGAAACACTTAGAAATTTTATGTTAACTAAAATAAATAACATGAACAAACTACCGAAAATAGAAAAATTAAAAAAGAAAAGAGTAGTAGCTATAATTGATAATGATGAACCGGATGAGATTGCTGTCTCTGAGAAAAATACAAATATTCGTTTTCCTGAAATAAAAGTGAAAATTGTAAAAGATGTCGATTTAATTGTTGACTATCCCAAAAGAGTGATACCATTAAATAATGTTGATAAATTCTTTAATTAATTCTTGTTTTGACAATATATTATTCAATTGAACTTAAAGAAACAACGCAAAGAAAATAAGTAACAATGCGAATAATCAGTATTGATGTTGGTATTAAAAACTTGGCATATTGTGTTTTCTCTGATGGAACAACGGTAGAAAAATGGGGCGTTGTCGATTTATCACAACAACAATCAGAGAAAGAATCAAAAATATTATGTTCTTGTATAACAACAACAAAAGGTACAAAGAAGAAACCGTCTATTCAAAAACAATGTTCTTCTGCCGCAAAATGGAAGAGAGAAAATGAATATTACTGCGTTACTCACGCAAAGAAGACTGACTATTTAGTTCCCACATTACAACTGAAATCGTCGTATTTTAAGAAACAGAATATGACTTCTTTGAAGCTGATCATGGAGAAACATGGACTTGTTCCTTTAGAGGGAACGAAAAAGGCTGATCTTCTTTCTCTCTTGGATACGCATATACAGAAAATTATATTAGAACCAATAACAACAACTTCTGTCAACGCATCCACTTTGGACCTTGTTACTATTGGTAAAAACCTAAAAACCAAGTTCGATGATCTCTTCAATGGCATTCATATGGATAGAATCATTATTGAAAATCAAATTAGTCCAATCGCAAATCGAATGAAAACAATACAAGGAATGATAGCACAATATTTCATTATGAAGACTTCCAACAATGAAGATTTAGTTATCGACTTTGTTAATTCTGCGAATAAGCTGAAACTTGCACCCCCAGACCACCCATACCTTCCTCCGGACGCATATAAAGAACGTAAAGCACTTGGCATTCAACTTGTCGGGGTTCATTTGACAGATGCTAATTGGTTATCTTTCTTCAATCAATACGGAAATAAAAAAGATGACTTGGCTGATTGCTATCTTCAGGGAATCTGGTATATACAGAATAAATTATAATTACTTATTTTATTTGTATATTCACGATAATATCACTTCTCTCTTCGCTATTATAAATGTCTTTCTCTCTTATTCTCAGAATACCTTTCCCTTTTAGAATATAATACTGCTGTTTTTTTATAAAGAGATCAGCAACTGGTATTTGAAGAGAAGGTATATCAGTAATAGTTATATATTCTTCTTCAAAGAGAGAAGCAGTAAGATTGATAACGAGATTGACCAAAATATTATTATTTTCATCTATCGAAATATGATCAGGTAAGACAGGAACACATTTGACAATAATGTCAGAATCGTCTTCAAAATCCAGCTCTGAATGCCATAATGGAACGAAGAATAGTTTTTCATTAACTTCTAATTTGTATATTCTATCACCAAATAGTTCTGTCAGAGAAGGTTCTAGAATATAAATGTGAACATTGTTATATTTTTCAATAATGATCTTCTTCAATGAATCCAACCATTTCTCTGAAATATGAAGTATATCTCGATATTGAAAGAAATAATTATACATTTCTAAGGCAACTTGTTTATCGATATTCTCAAATATTTTTGCCGTCAAGGTTTCATAGTTAATAAAAGAGAGAAAAGTTGACAATACTGTATCTTCTTTGAAGAACATATTAAAATAATATGAGTAATCTTCTTGTTGTGTTGTTATATCTTCTTCTCCATTCAATAGATCATATGCTTGTCCAATTTTTTGAAAATATGCGGTAGATTCCGCACTATTTTGGTGTTTATCTGGATGATATTTCAGTGCCAGCTTATAATACTGTTTTTTTAAATCCGTTTTATTAATACTTATTTTGCCGTCTAGGTTGAAGATACAATATGCTTCTTGAATATCCATATTCATATAAACCCTATTTTGAGTTTATATGAATTAAAATTATTATAAATTGAATTAAACGATTATTTATTTAAATTATTGGAGAGAATTTGACTTTGAAATAAAATAAGTAATAATATGTTTTTAATGTTATTAGTTTATCAGTAATTTTAAATAACTGATAAAATAAATATTAATCTTCTTTACACACGTTAGCATATCAAATGCCGAATTTTTTATAAAATATATAACATAAATATAAAAATATATGTTATATATTTTATAATGACATCTAAAATACCTTCGCTTGAATTAACCGATAAATTTATTAAAGGATTACAATTTTATGGTTTAACATATGATGAAATTAAAAGTAATAATTGGAAATATTGCGGTGGAAGAGATGGTCGCCATCTTAATTACTTTACACAATGTTGTAAAGATAAAGATTTACCTGAACTGAAAAATAAATGTATTTGTGGGCATAATATTAAAGAAAATTGTTATATAACAGATGGACAACAAATATTAACATTAGGCAATTGTTGTATTAAAAAATTTATTCCAAAAAGTTCAAGAACTTGTGAAGAGTGTGGAGAACCACATAAAAATAGAATAGGTAATAAATGTAATAATTGTATTAAAAAAAATATTATTCCAAAAAGTTCAAAAACTTGTGAAAAGTGCGAAGAACCACATAAAAATAGAATAGTTAATAAATGTAATAATTGTAGAAAAGGCGTTTGTGATAAATGTAGTAAAAAATGCGACGAATTATATAACAAATGTTATAATTGTGCTTTTAAATAATCATACTTCGATATCGTATCCATGAACCAACGAAATAATATAATAGAATAAGTATTCCAAATGATAAATAGGACGATAATTGTTATTATAATATTGAAAAAATCCAAATACTTTTACCATCAACTCCGATATATTTTCTCTCTTAATATGTTTTTTCTGTATCAGTTCGTCAATGATATACCAAATACATTCATTCACATTCAAGTTATAAATGAAGATATCATAAATATAATCTCTAAACAGTAACATATCGCATTGATGTAGAATACTTTGGATTATTTTGTCGCAGATGATCTTGTGAGGTATATTATATTTCGTTGAGACATCGTCCTTCATATTTTTGATACTAACAATATCTTCCAATTTTACAGAAGAAGGTATTTTGTTTGAAAGTATTTTATTATATGTGCTTTTAGTAGGTCTCGTCATATTGATCGTTTCACAAGAACTCAAAATATTATCCGGAATAAAACTGAGATCTTCTGTAATCAACATGAAGATGATATGAATCGACGAAAAATTGTTTTTTTGAATATAACTATAGAAACTTTCTAATAGATCCGAATTGATTTTGCCAAAGTTTTTACATAAGATGATTCCCGATTTGTCTACTTTTGCAGAAAGAATATCGATGATTTGTGTATATATTTCATTCCACAATAGTTTTGAATTACATCCCAAGAGAGACATATCTACTTCATAATGAACATCACTTATTTTAATAAAATATGATTTACTGACGTTCATGTTACCTAATCCAATACTAATTTTCTTTTCATACTTCAAATTACTTGGACTATACATTTTGATACATTTCAAAGCCTGTGTATATTTTCCGATTCCTCGAGGACCATAAAAAATGACATTTTTCAATTGATTGATACTCTTTGGAAATAATTTGAACATATTGCCCAATTTAGGATGAAGGTTTGTTGTTACATTTGCTGAAATATATTCTTCAAAAAGAGTCTCATGGTGCTTCATTGGTTTATATTATTCGATTATTTCTTTATTACAACTTGAACCTATTTTATATTAATATCATATATTACAGAACTTAAAACGCACGTATAATATTACTATAATGTTACTAGTCATTCATATCAATCAATATAATATAGACAACGTGTATTTTATCGAAAATCACAAAAACATCAACGAAAACGACTCACAGAACCCGAATTTTATTCGGTTTATTTATTCTACCAGTCTATTCAGTCTAAATAGCATATCTATTCATATTCCATTGAAGATATCCAATATCGATAAATATTATAGCAAATATAAGTGTTTTTTCTCTCTATTTGAAAATACAAATATTGTTAATTTCATTAAAACGTTGGAATCATCTATACTGAATCATCAATTCATTACGAATTATCATAGTAATAAAACACCATTATTTAAGTTGAGTGAACAGATACAAAGTGGAGAAATAAAGTTATATAATATTGAGGATAAAATCAATCACATTATTCTTAAAATATCTGGTATATGGTGTACAGGAGATATGTACGGAATTACTTATAAGTATTTATCAATGGATAGATTGTAAATATTATCCATTTGTCACATAATTATATATGATTGTGTAGATAATGTATAGATACATAAATAAAATGATGGTTTCTGCTATAACAAAGAAAAGACTTGAACCTTGATCATTAAACATAGAATTTTTATTTAATTCATCTGTCCCGAGTATTGTCATGTTAATGAACATAATTGCAATTATTGTAAATAAAAACATTTGTAAATATGTTTTCATATAGTTGATGACTTCTATATGACTCATTAAATTTTGTTTGTATGATAATATTTGTATAAACCAACAAAGCAATGCTAGAATAAATGCTGTAATTATTAGCAATATTATTTTTGTATATGACAATTTATTTATTAAAGACATTTGAGGAGGTATCCCTGTTGTGATAGTTATAATTCTAATAGCAAATAACATTAATCCTGCAGCTAAAGTGATTGAGCCGATAGTCACACCGTTTCCTGTAATATCGCTACTCATTCCAATTGAAATAATAATGACACTAACCATAATAATTCCAAAAATGATCATCGACATTGCTGATTCATTACTTGTATCAACTTCCAGTGGCATATTATAATGTAATATTATTACATTATAATTCTTATCGATATGCGAACAAATAGATTAATTTTATTCTATATTATTATATTATTAATGAGTCGTTTTGTAACAAATACTACACATCCACTTATTGAAAATGCAAATGAGTTTATGTTATTTAAGAAATATGTGAGTATTCATTCAGAAGATCGTGATGTAATAAAATATCCAAATTCGGGTTATTTTGAGCTTGATTTGCCACAAGATTACTTGAATGTTTCTACTGTCACTTTAAGCAATTATACTTTCCCAATGTATTATAACGTTTTTTCTATTTCTCAGAATAATGTCTTCTTTACTTTTAGTCTTGCTTCGTATAACCCCATTTTACCAATACCAGCATCGTTATCATTAGCGATTAACAATACAGAATTTACTATTATCATTACAGAAGGAACATATACTTCTACGACAATGCCGACTGAACTGACTAACAAAATGAATGAAGCAGTGAATATTTATCTTCTTGCATACATGGCGCAAAATTCTATAGATACTACAGCCTTTATTGCTGCCGGGGGATATACAGGTTTTGTCGTCGTTTTCAATTCAGTGAGTCAAACTCTATGGTTTGGTAATACATCATCTGCTTTTGTTATCACAAATGAGAGTCCTCTATATAGAAGTGAGACACTACAATTGAATGTTTTGTTGCCAGAAGCGGTACAAACTTTCATTAATTGGGGTCTTCCTGCATACTTGGGTTTTTTTCAGTCAAATGCATATTCAAGAACGAGCAAAATTCCTCCTCGATTCTATTATGGAGATGTCGTTTCGGGTGATAATGGTTATTGGCTTGCACCAGCAACGAGCACAAGCGATGTATATTTCTTAGAAGCACCAAGAAAGCTTAATATAGTAGGCGAAAGCTATTTTTATATGGATGTTCAACTCCTAAATACAATGGATGAACTCGCTCCATTTTCTTCACATAACATTAAAAGAGAAACGAGTACAAATCAGTCTAATGGTATTAATAATTCGGCATTTGCTAAAATTCCAGTTGATCCAGCTGGCCAACAAGGTGCGCAATGGTTTAATTCTTCAGCATATAAACTTTTTTATCCACCAGCAGAGAGAATACGCAAGTTGCGTATTAAATTACGGTTTCATGATGGGCGTCTAGTCAATTTTGATAATTTTAATTATTCTTTTTCTCTGATATTTACTATTCTAATTCCACATACTCTTCGAAATGCGACATGTATTGATCCAACATTATCTCAAGGATTTAATAATTCTTTTGGAAATAAATTATCATAATTTGATTTATAAAATATTACCAACTTATATGGTAATATTTTATTTGGTTATTATTTGTATAATAATCTTCTTTATCTTTCAGAGAAACCTATTGGAAGGATTTACAAAAAACCCAAAAGTGATTATATTGGTCGGTGATAGTATTCTAGATAATGAGAGATATGCACAAGAAAGTATAACTGATCAATTGATTCAACAGTTAGACAATAATGAAGACCAAATTATATGTCTAGCAGAAGATAATAGTACAATTAAAAGTACAATGTTTTCTCAGATACCCGATTTGACAAAAGAAGACAAATATAATCATCAAAGCACATATATATTCGTTTCTGTCGGCGGCAATGACATTTTACAGAAAATAGTCTATCAAGATAATTCTCAGAGAAGCTCAGACACACTTTATAGTATAATGACAGATTACTATAATTTTGTCGCCAATATTTCCAAAAAGATGAGCAATGCGAATATTATTCTAATGACACTTTATTATCCACAAGCAAGTCATTACAGAAAATATGATTCTGTCATTAAAGAATGGAATATAAGAGTCAAAGAATGTGCCAAGAAATATCATTGTCGAGTATTGGATTTATCCAAATTTATGACAAATTCTGAAGACTTCTCTCATGACATAGAACCGTCAGATATTGGTGGTAAAAAGTTGACTGAGAATATGATATCTGCTATGGCGTAATTTTGTTTGATTAAATTGAAATAGAAAACTTATATATAATGAATAGTAATTTAAAGAACCAAAACTGTCCACCAACAACAATGAACGTCAAAATTACGCAACTGTGTATGTCATGTAACACACCAGTTAGTGAGAAAATTCTCTACGATTGGATCGATCCAGCCGATAATATCTTTGGATTCAAACTCATTATGCCTTATAGACGGATATTCAGTTTGGCACCACAACTGTATCCAATGAAGATGACGATTGAATGTTGTGAACAACTATATTATAATGTTCTGTGTGTTAAATGTACGGCGAAAAGTGATCATTGGTATTGTTTATCTTGCAACAAAACTTGGTCGAAAGATATGAAG